CCCAAGTCTTTTAGTTTTTGTTTGCCAGATGCTTTTTTATTTATTTTATTTTGTGTTTCTGCAGCAATATCTGCTTCAGCAGCATTAGCAGCTGTTTCATAACTATTTAATTGTTCTGTTGTTGGTTGAGGAATAGATAAATTCCATTCATAAATATAAACTCCAGATTCATCTTCTCTTAATTTTACATGTTTTTCAAACTCTACACTAGCAACTTCTTTACCATCTAAATCCATTAGTCCACCATCTTCACTATTAGCAGCTGCATAAAGTTCTATTTTTTTTGATAATTGAGCCATATTTTAATATTTTAATTAAGATTTCTTAACTAAAAATCCTCCAAAGTAAGTTGTATAAATTGCATCATTGGTGTTTACACTTCCACCACTTTCTTGATAAGCAGTTAAAACCATATTGTTACCTGTTCCATTCATTAAAGAATATCCTTGAACCATTACTGTGTTATTAGCAGTTCCTATAAAATAGTTTAAAGAAGAATAAGATTCAGTTCCACCAGTTCCACCTAAATTATTTACTAAACCTAAATTCCATGTTCCAAGATTTAATTTAACAGCACCAATAAAATAATATAATCCAGCAACATTAGGTGCAAAACGATAAGCTGGAACTGATATTGAATTTAAAGTAACTGTACTGCCTGTGTGATTATAGCAACCTCCGTTATCAAATATTTCGTTATTATTCATAATTGTTTGTAATGTTGCAGTAGGAACAGTAGTTGCACCATAACCATTAGCATAAAAAGATGGAGTGTTACTTTCAGCACTTAAAGCTGCAAAAGTTGGGGGAGCACCTGCTCCAGCTGAAGTTAATACTTGACCTGCACTACCAGTTGCTACTGCTGCGGGATTACCACTTGCATCATAAGTAATTAAATTTCCATCAGTCCCTGGAGCCATCTTTGCTAAAGTTACTGCATCATCAGTTACTGCGGGTGTTGTTATTTTATCTATTGCCATAATTTATTTTCCTATTGAATTAATTTGTGTATTGCTAAATAGCTTCCATCATTTGTTATAACTTCATCAGAGCCATTACCTTGATATGTTCTTGCATAAACTGTATTTCCAACACTTAAATTTGTAATTATAGTTCCACCAGTAGTATTATAATTACCACTAGCATCTGTTCCATGTTCAAATACAAAATTTCCACCAGATGTTAATAAATCTATATACCATCTTGCTGCGTTCCAATTAGATTTTCTTAAAAAAACACTAACACTATAAAGTCCAGCTTCTCCACTAGGTACTGTAAAAGTGTAGGTACTAGTATTGAAAGCACTATTGGTATCAACAATTTCATTAGCAAAAGCCACAGTAGTTGTTGTTGCACCAGGTATAGTTTGAGAAGAAGATAATCTTGCAAAAACTGCTGGAGTATTAGTTCCACCAATACCAGATACAAAGTTTGCTCTAGTCATTTTTTTTAATGCACCAGAAGCAGAAGTATCTGATAATAAAATTAAATCATCTGTAGCGATAGAAGTTTCTGCTGTTTGACCAGTAATTACAGTTGGATCAAGTTGTTCATCGCTAATTGCGTCATCAGCGATTTTTGCATTTGTAACTGCGTCCGCAGCTAATTGTGCTGTATCAACAGATCCTGCAGGAGCGTTTACTGTTCCTACTGCTCTTCCTAGAAATACACAATACATTTCGTCCGTACCATTTGTTAATGCCGCTGATAGTGTCAAAGTTGTTCCTGTTGCAGTATAAGCTTTACCGGATCCTGGCTCCTGGACTACGTTATTTACAACAAGTCTAATATCATTTTCGTTAGTAACACTATGTGATAGCGTATATGCAGTTTGAGAATTGACAATAGTAAATACCTGTCTCTCAAAACTTATAAAACTTCTTGCTGGAACGTTTCCTAAATACGCCATGGTTACTCCTACGTGCTTATTGCATCAACGAAAGAAGCCCATACATCTAAACTTGACGCGGTATCTGACTTAGCTTTTAACACGTCATTGTTCAGCATTACAATTTTGCTTCCGCCGTCAATTAGTTCTAAAGATCCACCACTAACTATTGGCGCATTTTTAATTAAATAATAATCGTTTGATCCATCATTAATAAATACATCTATATTTATTGTTGATGTAGTTGTGTTTGCGCAACGTACAGAGATTATTGCATCATCTGAATTACTTGTATGAACAGTCGCTGCTGATGTTCCTACGTTTCTTTGTATATATCGTTCAAAATCTTGTGCCATAATTCTCCTTATAAACTATTTTTTATTATAACGCAATGGCCATAGCAGTAACAAACCCTGCTGACACCCCTGCTGCTCCACTTGATGCTGAAGTAACTCTACCTTTTGCATCTACCGTAATTGATGAATTTGTATAACTAGCTGCTGATACTCCAGAGTTAGCTAGTGTTAATGCTCCGCCAGATGCAATTGTTGCATCACCTGATACTGCTGATTCTTGATAACTTGTACCATCTGCAACTAATATTTTAGCAGATGTATTGTCGGGCATTTTAAATAATGTACCTACATTTAAAGCACCATTAACATAATTAGATATAGTGTTTGCAAAGTTACCCATTAATGAGTGACTTGAACATTGGTAGTATAAAACATTTGGTGTGTTCACATCAACTGCTATTTGAGTATATGCACCAGAACTACCTGGAGTTCCATTTGTAGTTACACCTGTTGTGTAAGCTGTAGATTTGTCTGCTTCTAAATAAAATCTTAATGGGTGCCCTGAGTTAGTAGAATCTGCTTGATCAAATCTATAGTAATATTTGTAAGATGCATCTGCACCTGAAAATGTAATTGCCGGTGATTCTAACCCATCAAAAAAATATGCACTAGAAGATCCTTGACCTGAGTATGGATGAGCTGTCGTTTTAGTACCAACTTTAACTGTAATTATTTTAGGCGCTGATGAAGAACCATATTCTTCTGGAGTAGGTAAACTTATTTTTGCACCAGGTACTGTACAGAATACTTCTGTTGCACCTGCAAAGTTTACAGCAGCATCACTATTAGAACTAGAAATAATATTAGTTCTAGCAAGTGTACTTGCTCCTCCGTTTAAAGTTCCAAAACCAACTTCAAAATTATTAGTACCGTTTTCAAAAATACAATAGTATGTAGTATTACCTCCACCGATACCTGCAGAAAAAGTTTCAAAACCTGTTACCGCACCACCAAGTGTAAACGTACCTGTACCAGTAGTCGAACTGGATTCTTTAACCCTATCGTTTAATTTAAACGCCATTTAATTTTCTCCTTATGCCATGCTTATAATTGCATTAGCCGGTGTACTTGGATCTGGGTAAGAAACTGTAAACGTACCATTAGTAGCCGTTTTGTTTCCACCGAAATCTAATACTACACATAACTTATCACTCTTGTCATCATTATAGATTGCTGCAAATGCTGCTGTAAAAGTAGCACTAGCCCAAGTACTGTCTGCAAAGTCAACTGAAGCAACTGCAGTTGAACTTGCTACTGCTTGTGAACCTAAAGCTTTTCTCTCATAGTTTGAACTACCAGAAGAACTAACTTCATTAGTTGTAAGTACAACTGTACTAGACGTTGAGTAAGGATTAGATGTATACAAAGCTATTTTGAAAGCATCTCCTCCATTTGCAAAATTATGTGTTCCCGAGAAAAGTTCTCCTCTAAATGCGAACGGTATTATATTTGCCATATTGTTTTCTCCTTAGTATTTTGATGGTGATTCAGATTTTAAAGGAGTACGAATAGCTCCATCTTGATATTCGTCTCTACGTCTTCGACCTTGTTGTTCGATCGCATACGATTGTAATGCTCTTTTAAAAGATCCTTCGTAGTATTGTAACATATCTGCGGGACCTTTCAAGTATCCATATGCTTCTACCAGACAAGCATACAAAAGTAAATCTTGATATTTATTACTAGTATAAGTTCCAACTGTAGATGCTGGATTTGCTGTAGTTGGTTGTGTAGTACTTGTTATACTAATAGGTTGTTTTGTAAAAGCTAAAGTTATTGAAAATTGAGCATTTGGTGTAGGTGATACTACCCAAAATTCAGCATCCCAATTACCATAATACTTAGGAATTCCAGAAGCTGTGTTGGGAGTACTATAATATTCAGCCATAAAACTTGTATCTTTTTTTTCTAAAAAAGTTTGATTACCTGCTGAATCGGTTAATTGTGCATATCTAATAAATCTTAAATCAGTTGGAATAGTTACATATCTATTTCCACTAACTAAAGCAGATGTTGCATAAAATCTATTATCATCAGAATCTGCATCTCTGTAAATTCTATTTTCTGCATTTTTAATTATTGTACTTAATAAAGTATTAGATAAAACTGAATCATCTACTTCTGTGTAGTTTCTAATATCATCTTGTAAATTTGCTAAAGTGTAAGCCATTATGGTGTTAGAGTAACTGGTCCTGCAGTTACAAACATTCCTCCTGAATTTTCCGTTACAGTTGCATTACTTCCACAATCAAAACTGTAACTATTTGTATCAATAACTGTTATACTAAATCCTGAACTATTTTCAAATAAAGAATACACCAGGCCTCCTGGGCTTCCATCTACATTCCTAAAAACAACAGTATCACTTGTTGCTCTTCCATGAGCAGGTTCTGTGACTGTTACAGTAGAAGAACCTGAAGTTAAACTTAAAGGATTTCCAGGTAATAAATTTTCTGTTGCAGGTTCAACTCTTGCAGGTCTTGCATTCATTAAACCTTGAGGGTCACCTGTAAATCTTGTTGGTTGAATTTGTGGTTGCTTTGGTTCAAATTCTGAGTTGTGAACAAAACTACCATTCCATTCAGTTACCATTTCTTTATATGGAAATGCTAAACCTGATCTATCAGATATTGCCTGCGCATATTTTCCTCTAGATAATTTTGCCATTAGGTTCCTGGATAATAAGTTTTAGGAGTAATAAAAGAACTTGAAGAAGATCCATCTTCAGTTAATGCTCTGTTTAATTCATCCTCATATAACATTTTTAACATTTGAATTCTATCGGGTGCATATTTTACCGCTAAGTAATACGAAAGACCTGCAATCATACATGGTACAAATCTGTAAGGTACGTCTGCATCATTAGTATAGTCTCCTGCATCTTGAATTCTTTTTACATAATAATAATTAAAAAATTTACCAGCTTGATCAGTTCCTGGTGTTAAATATAAAGTAACTGTAATTTTATCAATAAACCTTTGTACAAAATATTGTGTAGGTTGACCTGTAGAAGTTTTATTTGATAATGCTTGATAAGTTGATCTGCTAATTTTACTAAGAGGTGTATCTACACTAGAAGCGTTTCTATAACTTGCTTCTAAAACATCATCAACACCATAAACAGCTGTTGCATCTGATGTACCATCAGCTGTTGATCTAAACATTGTATATGTTGCTTGATTATTAACTAATGTAATTGAGTTGTTTGCAACTTCCCAATAGTGCAAACCTCTATTACCCCATTCTTGAAACATTATATTTAAAGAACGTCTTGCACTTTTTAATTGATATCCTGAAACTCCTTCAATACCAATTCTTTCATAAGACTCTTCTACTATATCAGAAATAGAAAAACCTTTTTCAAAAATTGTAGTTCCAGAGGTAGTGTTAGCCATTTAGCCTCCTAGCCAGTATATCCGATAGTAACAGATCCTGTTCCAGTTACATCTGCATAGATAGTATTTTGAAATCTAATTCCGTTTCCAGGTACATAAAGATCTAATCCTTCACTTCCAAAAGTAGATTCAAATACTATTCCTCCAGATGCAGATGCTGCATCATAAAGTTTTATATTTGTAACTCCTGTAGCTTGAATGTATGTAACTCTAGCAGGACCAATATTAGTAGATCCTCCTGAAGCAGTTTTTACCTGTCCGTCAGCTGTAAGTGTTGTAAATTTTTGGTCTGATGACATATTGTTTTCTCCTTAATTAATTTTAAGTGGGCCCGGAGGCCCACCTTAATTACTTATTAACTTAAATTATTATTTTGTGAATACAAAAAAGTAATTCTAGTAGATCCTGCATTTGTTGCAGCAGATGCAGTAACAGTTATTCTAATATCTG